CGAGAACAGCGTAATGACTAAAGTCATACACCTTTGCCCTTTGCGCCGCTAGCTTAACAATACAATGATGTGTTAAAGCTAACATTGCCCAGGAAGAGTATGCACCCATGGGTTGCCCCACAGCGTACATCACTCCTTCTCCTTTAAAGAACCAAGGATAGGAAAACAGCTTGCTCCAGTCGTGACCATTAATGCCTAAGGCATTAAGGATCTGTACTTGAAGTTGCACCGGCAATCTATCAGTGGCTGAACTCAAATCGTAACATGACAGCTTGTGATTCTTATCATAGATTGACATAAGCCGTTTTAACGGCGCCTCTTGGTTAAAAGTTCCATCAGTCTCAATTCCTCTCAACTGGCGAAATATCGCTTTGTGTAAAGGAAGTAAAACTAATTGAACCCACCAGTTGGCCATTGCTACAATACGGGCTTTACCAGCCTGATCGTAGACAACGCTAAGTCTCCCTATGGGAAGTTTCACCTTGCTACCAAACAGTAATACTGTGAGGACATAGTACGGGCCGATTACCAGCCATAAAGCTAAAAGTGAAATTGTGTAAACTATTGATCCTTTCAGAATCAGAGTTTTCAACACAACCCAAGCTACACTAGGATACATCAGTAATGCAATTGCATCAACTGCTGACCCCCATGTGGCCTTTTTAGCGATAGGACCTGCAGACTCAGAGATGAATCCTTTGATTGGACCAACTCTCAAACTACCTTTCATCAAAGCAATCGCAACTCCCTCGATATTATCGAGAGTTCGAGATATTCCTGCAAATGGGTCACATATTGTACCCAGGTCAGGTTTAACTTTAGTTGAAAAAGTTCTGAAAATAGAAAGGTGAGTGAGCACTGCTCGGACTGTAATTCTGTTGGCCTCGTCAAGCGTTAAAGCTTTTCGGAGACCTGCAGGTATAATTACAGGTAACCCATATTGGTTCACTCTAACCCCTATCGCGTTGTTACGCTTAGTAGTGTCAGGATGACCAGCTAAAGAATGAACGACTAACCTTAAACATTCTCGTAAATACTTGAATGTAAAGTTCCAGCCATTGGTTTTAACCAGTGACTGAATTCGTTTCATCAATAGTTTGTACTCTTGATGGTACTGCACTTCCCTTGTTGCCCAGATGGCTAAACTAGAAAACTTAGAGAACTCTGAAAGAGTAATCCAAGCATTTAGTGAAACCTTCTTAGTCGCAATAAAAGTGTTAGTAATAAAATTTCTAGCATTATTTATTAGATTAAGGCATAATGGGCTTCGTGAGTTAACTGCGCAGACGTGCTAGGACTACGCTCGTTCCGAGGTTGCGACACCTCAGCCATAAAGACTTGCCATTATACTGCGTTATTAACGCAATAGCTGTTAACGGCCACCCCCCTTCGGGGATGGTTTGCTTGATCAGTCTACTTAAAGACTCGATGGCGCGTTTGGGGCTCTAACAGCAGAACACACTTAAGCTTGGAATCACCAAGGGGAGAAGCGCGACGACCTTTCGG